TACCTCAAAATGCTCTAGGATGCTTTCCAAGAACCAATGCTTTTGTTGCAGATCAATCAGTCCCGAACGGTGCGACCCCTGCGGACTATGCAGGTACTGGATACGACAAGGGCCATGCAGCTCCAGACGGCGACTTGAGTTGGAGTCAACAAGTAGAGTACGAGAGTTTTTTGATGACCAACATGTATCCGCAACACGGAAGCCTAAATCGTGGAATTTGGAAGTTACTAGAGACGTCGGTCCGCGGATGGGCAGTCCAACAGAATCGCCCGTTTACCATCTACGTTGGAGCCATGTATGGCGCTGGTAACGAATACATTGGCCGTGGTGTAATTGTGCCCAATGGCTACTACAAGATTGTCATTGATCAACAAACTGGTGCCGTGGCCGGTTGGGTGTTTCCGCATACCAAGCCTTATCAGAATCTAGGCAACGACTTGACTCGATTCCGTGTAACTGTTGCCGACATTCAAAAACAAGCAGGTGTGCAGTTTAAGTTTCCTGCAAACGCTCGTGAGCTACAGCCGGGTCAGGAATGGCCTGTGGACTTTGGCGCACTGACCACAGCCAAACGTCAAAAGTGCGGCCGCGCAGACTAATTTAACAATGTCTCGAGAGTTACGATTCTCCACAGATAATTTAAGTTATAGCAGTCCAAATGAAGACTGCTATCTTGACCCCAACGACCCTATACATCAACTACGTGGCCAGGCCACCATAGGGACATTAACACCTGCTGCTGTAAATGCAGCCTATGATTCACATAAACGACAACAAATAGCCGACCAACATTTCCAACTGCGCGACGAAGCCCGACGTTTAGGAATACGCCCCGGAACACCAGCTTGGTTTGCACTTAATCAATCTAAATAGTCGTAAATACAGCCATGAGCACAATCGATGGCGCACTAATTAAAGCGCCACACAAAAAACAAGTATTCACCGAAGAACAACTCAATCAGTTCTTGCTTTGCGCTGACCCGCTAACTGGTCCGGAATACTTTATGGATAATTTTTTCTATATCCAGCATCCCACACGCGGTAAGATGCAGTATCATCCATTTGACTATCAAAAACGGCTGATCCATACATATCATAACTATCGTTTTAGTATTTCCATGATGCCTCGACAGACCGGTAAGTCTACATCAGCGGGCGGGTATTTGTTATGGTATGCCATGTTTATTCCAGATTCGACTATTCTTATTGCAGCACACAAGTATTCGGGTGCGTTTGAAATCATGCAGCGTATTCGCTACGCCTATGAACTTTGCCCAGACCACATTCGTGCTGGGGTTGTAAGTTATAACAAAGGCAGTATTGAATTTGAAAATGGTAGTCGTATTGTTTCGGCCACAACAACAGAAAATACCGGTCGTGGTATGAGTATTTCTCTGCTCTACGCCGACGAGTTTGCCTTCGTCCGTCCGGGTATTGCCAAAGAGTTCTGGACTTCTATTAGCCCAACGCTGGCCACTGGCGGTAAAGCTATTATTACATCAACACCCAACAGTGATGAAGATCAATTTGCCGCACTGTGGAAAGGCGCCAACAAATGTGAAGATGAGTTTGGCAACACCACAGATCTTGGAATTAATGGGTTTCGTGCTTATCGTAGCTATTGGTATGAACATCCCGACCGTGATGAAGTCTGGGCAGCAGAGCAACGAGCACAACTAGGCGAAGAACGTTTTCGTCGTGAGATGGACTGTGAATTTTTGATTTTTGATGAAACATTGATCAACGCCGTTAAGTTATCTGAGTTGTCGGGCGTAGATCCTGCATATCATATGGGGCAGGTGCGCTGGTATCATAAACCCGTAAAAGGGCAAATGTATTTGATAGCATTAGATCCAAGTCTTGGCACTGGTGGAGATGCCGCTGCTATACAAATTTTTGAAGCAAACACAACCAAACAAATTGGGGAATGGCGGCATAATAAAACCACAATTCCGCAGCAGATAAGATTGTTAGCAGAAATTTGCGAGTATATCAATGACATAGTTGATAACCCCAACGAAATTTATTATACCATAGAAAACAATACCATTGGTGAAGCCGCATTATTTCCCTGGAACAATATGGGGAAGAAAACGTCAGTGGTTATTTTCTAAGTGATCGAACAGTGATTAACTCAGGCGGCCGCAGATATCGTAAGGGATTTAGCACTACTAATAGATCCAAAATTGCTGCCTGTGCTAAACTTAAAACGCTAGTAGAAAACCAAACACTAAAAATATTCAGTAAGCCCTTGATCAGCGAGCTTAAAACCTTTATAGCACATGGTGGCAGCTATGCCGCTAAAATTGGGGAAACTGACGATCTTGTTATGTCTACTATTTTAATAGTGCGAATGCTGACTACGCTACAGGATTATCACCCCGAATTAAGCAAACAAATTACAGATCACTCGGAAAACTTCATCGAACCCTTGCCCTTCATTAGTATGATTACATAATAAATACACTACTATGGCAAAAAATACCGCAGCACAACAACTTAATGATCTCTTGGTCAGCAAAAATTTTAATGTCGAAGCAAAGGATAGCGAGACAAACAATCCCCCGGTCGATGATCGTGGACAGCCCGATATTGCTCAAGCTGATAAGTTTGTATTTGACTACGTGGCCTCTTCGGGTAAAAACTACGGAACTGTCGTCATTTATGTCAACGGTAAAGATTTAACATTGATGTTTGGGGATAATGTTGGAAAAACCATGGAAGACCAGGATAAAAATGACTGGTTTAACTTCATGTATCAACTTAAACAACTGGCCACTAAAAACTTTTTAAATTTCCAGCCCGAAAACATCAGCAAAGAAAAGTATGTACGCCAAAGTCAGGCGGCCATCACCGAATCTTGGCAAGGCAAAGGTTCTATTAGTTGGAATGGTAAACCCACAGAAGCACGACTGGTCATTAAACATAAAAAACCATTGGGTGAAAACGAAGCACGTTTTCGCTTTATTGAGTCTATCTACATTGAAACCGCAGACCAAGAACGCTTTAAATTAAAAAGCCGCAGTTTAACCGCAGCCAAGGCCATGCTAGAACATGTGCGCCAAGGTGGTAATCCTTATGACGCTCGTGCTCGGCACATCAACGAGATTGTTGAAGAACTAAGCGTGTTAAGCCGTTTCCGTCGAGCCAACGCCGGTAAAATTTTCGAAGGCGACACACAAAGTCTAGTTGAACAAACTGATGCTTACTATAAAAACATGCATGGCATTCTTAAACATCTAGGAACACATCGAGGCTACACAAATTATTTTGAATCATGGAATCCAACCGAGGTAAATGAAGGCAATCTAGTAGTCGAAGACCTTAAACAATTATTTGTAGAACAGACCATTGACCATAGAATTGAAGAAGCACTACCACTACTGGCTCGCATCACACAGGAAGCCAATAAAATGAAAGAAGCCAAAATATTTGAATCTTGGATCAATAATCTAGTTGAAGGCACCTGGGCCATACCCGACACACCCGAGTCTAAACAACAGTTAATTGACTTATTAAGTAAAGATTTACCTGTTGGTCCTGACGCAACCAACGCAACAGAACAACTTTATGATCTATTTGGTGATGATGAGTTATTTGATCAATTAGAAGAACTTGCTGACGCTGACGCTAATGCTGACGCGAGAAGTTTAGTCATTGCTCGCATGCAAGAGTTGTCCAATCGAAGTCCAGATCTTGAAGCAGTCTTGGCCCAAATACCAACCAGCGATTCTAATGCTAATGCAGCACCACCCGAACCTCAAGAACTGGCTCAAACAGTCGATGGCGACGAGCAACTACCACAAGAAATCGAAGAATACACCGGCAACGTAACCAATTTTGGTCTTGAAGAAGACAATCAAGTTAACGAACTTAAACGACTTGCTCTTGGTAAGTAATGCGTGAATATTGATCGCGTTGTTGTAACGACCTTTCCGGGCTACTACTTTACACAGATACTTTGCCTGCGTAGCATACAGCAGTATGCCGCAGGCATTCCTGTTGACATTATAATAGACGATTTTGGGTTAAAACATTGGCCCACTTATGTCAACGACTGTCAACAGTATATCACAGAATGTTTCCCCGAAGTTAACACGACATTTCATCTGTTCAGCAAATTTGCCGGGATGGAAAAAGTTAAAACAGGTGGCTGGTTTAGACAACAGTTGGTTAAATTATATCTAGATCAATTTGTTCAAGGTAATCGGTGGCTGTTAGTAGATGCCGATGTAGTGTTTACTGAGCCAATAGGTCTTGATAACATCAGCGCCACGGTGCGCACAGATCCCGGACCGATAGACATTGGCAACCGTTTATATGTTCAAACAATGCTCGACTGTGACCAACCTTGGGTAGTCAATGAACATGAACATTGGTGCCTAAGTGGTGTACCCTTTAGATTACTAACACGCGATCTACTTGAGCAACTTCGGGGGCGAATAGAATCCACACACAATAAACTTGTTTTCGATCTACATTTAGAACTATTTGAACAAGACAAACTAGTAGCCTATGATCCTGGCGGTCAGACCATGATCATGAGCGAATTTCAACTGATTGAAGTTTTTAGGCATAGATACTATAAAGAACCTTTGCCCATTGGCGAAACTACGGCCAGTGGGTTTGATCACACATCTCTTAAGGATTGGCGGTTTGAGCGCAGTTGGTTTGAACAACAAGGAGTCCCAATTTCAAATCAGCATTGGGAATCTAGTCAACTATTTGGTCAACATCATGTCTAGGCTTTTTACTTTTGGCTGTAGTTTTACACAGTATTGGCGCTGGCCCACCTGGGCCGATGCTCTGGGCCGCGAGTATGACCACTTTGAAAATTGGGGACTGTGTGGTGCCGGCAACAGTTATATACTGTGGAGTTTGATCGAGTGTAATCAACGCTGCCACCTTGGACCTGATGACACAGTCTGGATCATGTGGACCAATACCAGTAGGGAGGACAGGTATGTTGATCGTCGATGGCTCGAAGGCGGTAATGTCTACTGGACAGCCGGAAGTGGTTTACCTGCTGAATATGTTAAAAAATTTGCCTGCGAGCGCGGCTATTTGATCAGAGACATGGCCAACATCAGCGCGGCCCAGCAATTATTGGAAAAATGGAATTGCCAAACAAAATTTTTAAGCATGGTTCCGTTGCGGAGCACAAACGAAGAAGCTGGACTAGGCAATAATCCCAACGATCAACCCGGCCCAGATCAGGATGTTCGGACATTATATCAGGATGTTTTAAATAGCATCAACCCCAGCGTATTTGAAACTGTATTCCACGGCGATTGGGGTAGCCGCCCAGGAATTCAGTGTAATTTTGATCCCAAACGCCGAGACTTTCATCCCACACCGCTGGAGCATGTTGAATATCTAAATAGTGTTGCGCCAGGAAAACTCAGCCAATCGACCATTGATTGGATGGCTGGCTGCCACGAGCAGGCAAAGAACAACAGCCTGACCTGGACCGAACCCAATAGACCAACACAGAGGTTATAATGGAATTTATTACCACAGGACAAAATCGATACCGTGTGCAGTATGACAGTTGGATGGATGGTGGCGGCACCTGGTTTGGACAAGAGTATAGCGACATCATTCGACAACGCTATCCTGATCGAATATTTCAACGCTGTTATGAATGGTGCGCCGGACCGGCTTACATAGGCTTTAACATATTAGACCATGGATTATGCCAAGGCCTAACTGTCAGTGATATCTACGGTGATGCCATTGCCGCGGTTAACCAAACGATCAAAATAAACAAACTCAGCGGGGTATCAGCCTACGCAACAGGCCTGGTTGCTGATTTACCTGACCACGAACTGTTTGATTTGGTAGTGGCCAATCCACCACATTTTTTAGAGTGCCCTGGAGACGACAACTATCAACGCATTGCGGTAGATCAAAATTGGGCAGCACACCAAGAATTTTTTGCCAACATCAAACAGCATCTCTTGCCCAACGGCATCATTTTACTACAGGAAAATCAAGCCGGCTCGTTAAACAGAGAAAAAGATTTTGAGTCCTATATTGAACAGGCTGGTTTGGAAATAACAGCAGTTTTCAACAGCCCTGAACACTATACGCCCAACCATTACACACAGATCTACTATATCGAAATTAAGCAAAAGTCAAAGTTTTCATTGGCCTAATAAATTTGCCTTTTGCCTTGACTGTGCTAAATAACTTCGCGTACAATACAACTTGTATGCACAGGCAGCATCTAAAATTTAGATATACAGGCATATAACATAGGCAACACTTTAAGGAGAATATACTATGACATCTTTAGCAGAAATTCGAGCAAGACTTCAGGCAGCTGAAAACAAACAAGGCGGGCAATCCGCAGGTGGCGGTGGAGATCGATCGATTTACCCCCACTGGAACATGGAAGAGGGTCAATCCTGCACAATCCGTTTTCTTCCAGACGGTAATTCTAAAAACACATTTTTCTGGGTCGAACGTCAAATGATTCGACTGCCCTTTGCCGGCATCAAAGGAGAAATGGATTCACGACCAGTTATGGTTCAGGTTCCCTGCGTGGAAATGTGGGAACCCAACAGTTGTCCAATCTTGGCCGAGGTTCGTACTTGGTTTAAAGACAAGAGCCTCGAGGAAATGGGCCGTAAGTATTGGAAAAAGCGCAGTTATATCATGCAGGGCTTTGTTCGTGAGAATCCATTGGCCGATGATACTACACCAGACAATCCGATTCGTAAGTTTATCATTGGACCACAGTTGTTTAAAACCATCAAGGATGTATTGATGGATCCCGAAACAGAAGAACTGCCCACCGACGCACTACGTGGTCTAGACTTCCGTATCAGTAAAACAGCCAAAGGCGGATTTGCTGACTACTCTACCAGCAAGTGGAGTCGAAAAGAATCGGCACTGACCGAATCAGAAGCCGCGGCCATTGAAGCACATGGTCTGTTTGATTTGAACACATTCTTGCCAAAACGTCCCACAGACGTTGAGTTGAAAGTGATTAAAGAAATGTTCGAGGCCAGCGTAGATGGACAACCTTATGACACCGAGCGTTGGGGACAGTACTTCCGTCCGGCCGGCGTTCAGGCATCGGGATCCAGCTCTGCTGTTGATTCGGTTGATGAGGATGCACCTAAAACAGCACTCGCACCCGCAGCCAAGCCAGCAGTGGTTGATGTTGAGCCAGCAGTGGCCACAGCACCGGTGCAGGCCGCAGCCAAGCCTACACAAAAAGCCGAAGATATTTTGGCTATGATTCGCTCTAGGCAAGCTAAGTGATGCGAACAGCTCTGGATACAGAGCTGTTTCCGGACTTGTGCGAAGTGGTAGAAATACCACTTCACCATCAGTGGGTGTACTTAATTCAAAAAAACGGAAGCAGCAGTTTAAGAGAACAACAACAGCAAGATAATCTTGCTATGTTCGTCAACGACGAAATTGCCAATCTTGATTATGTAGATGTTTACATACGTAATCCTCGAGCTAGATATATCAGCGGAGTTAATACATATCTACAATTTCTCAAGCGGGATCACCCTGAGTTAGATTACCCCACGGCGTTTTGGTTCGCTAAAAGATATAAATTTTTAAACACACATTATTTGCCGCAGTTCCATTGGCTGGCAAACCTTGCCCGCTATCTGAGAAGTGATGCTCTAATACGATTTAGAAATTTTAAGAATATTAATTCAGTAACCAACTTTAAGTCTCGTGCCGGGATTGTTCCACCAGATCGAAATTTTGTCGATCAATTATTAGCCAATGATCCGGCTATCGAGTCATGGATATATCTAGATCAAATTTTGTTGGATCTAGTGGGTCAAGAAATGACCTGGGTTGAACTGTTAGAACACTATCAACAGAATCATAAAAATATTATAGATCATGTATTGCCCAAGACTTGATCATTTTGTTCGCTTTAACCCCAATGGCACAGTCAGTCGTTGTGGTCACATGGTTAATCCTCCACAGTTTGACACATTAGAACAAATGGATTCAAGTGAGTGGTTAGTAGACATTAAAAACAAAGAAAATTCATGGCCTAAAGAATGTATACGATGCCAACAAACTGAGCAAATCAATGGTACCAGTATAAGACTCAATGCTATTGAATTTGACAAAAAACAAACACGTAAAGATTATTTGACTGTTGGAGGAGTACTAGACAATGTCTGCAATAGTGCTTGCCAATCGTGTAATCAACATTTAAGTACAAAAATAGGAAGTTTGATTTCGCGTGATTATCCAGTTGTAGACAACTCTGTGGCATTTTGGCAATTACCACTGGATCGTGTGGTTCATTTGGACATCAATGGAGGCGAACCCAGTGCCAGCAAAAATTATCGAAACATACTTAAAAATATTCCACCATCGGTTAACAGCGTCAGAATTAATACCAATTGCTCATTGGTTATACCCGAAATAGAAGAATTGTTGTCTCGGGGAATACACGTAACTGTTACCGTAAGCCTCGACGGCATTGGACCGATACACGACTACGTTCGCTGGCCTATTCGTTGGGAAAATTTTGAGCGCAACCTTAACGTATATAAGAGTATGGGGATTCAGGAGTTAAATACCTGGACCACAGTACATGCCTTGAACATCGGCAACTTTACGAATATCATTGACTATACACAAGAAAACAAACTTAAACATTCGTGGGCACTACTTGATAACCCAGATGTATTAAATGTTAAGTATAGTAATCATTTTACTAGAACCGCCGATGTACCCGAAGAATTAAAACAATACGTGGCGTCTGAAAAAGATAACACCGTAGAACTACAATTATGGACCGCGGAACAGGATCAACTGCGCGGCATTAAACTTTGGGATTACTATAAATGAAATGCTATGTGGAATTTCCTTGTGATAATGTAGAATTTATTTCTAAAAAGATTTATAATTTTTTATCTACCAAAACTAACTTGTTGACCACAGGTAAATTTGGTTGGCAATTTCTTGACTGTAAAGAATTGCTGATTCATGTACCTGAGCTGTTTGAATTTTTTAAAAAACAAAAATTATTGCCAAGGCATGCGGCTATAACTATAGTTGAAACCAACGAACATCTTCCTATACACATTGACGAGCCGCCGGTGATAGCAAAATTAAATTTTCCTGTAATTAACACAAAGGGGTGGGTAAATCGTTGGTATGTTGATGGAACAGTAGTAGCTGAATTATTTGACATGCCACAACCGGTGATATTCAATTCGGAAATTGCTCACAGCGTGGAAAAAATTTCACCTGACCAACTGCCCAGGATTATAGCCAGTTTTACGTTTCACAATGAGCCTAGGGATTTATTAAAATGAAAATAGCAATTACAGGTGGTACTGCTGGTATAGGTCAAGCCTTAGGCAACGAGTATGAGAGCCGCGGCCACGAAATCATTCGACTTAGTCGTCGCACTGGTAATAATATACGTGTGATACCAAAAATTGCCGAGATAATTGAACCATGCGACATGTTTATAAACAATGCGCAGGTGGGTTTTGCTCAGACCGAATTGTTATTTGAAATGGCAAGTCGATGGGCCGGATCCAAAAAAACAATCATGATAATCAGCACTATGATGACCCAACATCCTGTGAGCCCATTACCAGGACTTGATATGGACGCCTACTGGGTTCAAAAAGTGGCACTCGAAGAAGCAGTAAAGCAACTGCGTTATCGGCGTGTAGGAATCAATATTGTTATTGTTAGACCCGGCGACATAGCCACTAGTGCAGATAAAACAGTACCGCCGGCAGCCGATGTTAACAACTGGTCCAGCACATTAGTAAACATCTTAGATCTAGCGCACACTAACGGGTTAATGATACCAGAAATTTCCCTGGGACCAGTTTACAAATGACACCGCGTGACGTGCTGACCAATCCGTACTTTTGTCCTATGCCTTGGACTGGCATGATGTATAACTTCGACGGCACAGTTAAAAATTGCATTAGAAGTGATTTTAGTAAACCAATTGGCAATATACAAAATGACCCCATTGAATCTATATTGTTAGGGAACGAAAATACTTCAAGACAAAAAAGTATTGTTGATCAGCAACCGGTGCCTAGTTGCCATACTTGCTATGATCTAGAACGCGGTAAAAAAGGTTTTGATCATATCAGCGATCGGATATTTTATATTCGAGAACTCAAAAATACGCCCACTGATGCATATCAAGTTGGCAAATTTAATCTACAGGCCATTGACATACGCTGGACCAATCTCTGTAACTTTGCTTGTGTGTATTGTGGTCCGGAGTTTAGCAGCAAATGGAGCGAAGAACTAAAAATACGTCAATCAGTGCCCACTCAACAACAATTAGATGATTTTAAAAATTACATTTATGATCATGCCGACCAACTTCAGCATGTGTACCTAGCCGGTGGCGAACCACTGCTGATGAAAGAAAATCTTGCGCTGTTGGAAAAATTAAATCCCAATACCAATATTAGAATTAACACCAATCTAAGCAAAGTTGACACACAGGTATTTGAAAGAGTTTGTAAATTTAAAAATGTACACTGGACCGTAAGTGCTGAAACCACGGAACAAGAGTATGAGTACATAAGACACGGTGGTAAGTGGCAAGACTTTCTGGAAAACTTGTTGTATATCAAAACGTTAAATCACAAAATATCGTTTAACATGCTGCATTTTTTGCTGAACTACAATTCGATATTTGATTGTGTAGATTTTTTAAAAAGTTTGGGATTTCACAACAACAGTTTTATTATTGGAGCATTGTTGACTCCTGAATACCTAAACATTAGACATCTACCGGAACATGTGCTAAACTCGCTGAAGTTAAAATTAGAATCAAAAATCGCCCAAAATCCAGGATATCTTTTGGAAGACAGTTATCAAAACATGTTACACTACATATCACAACCGATTGAAAAAAATCTAGCGAACTCTTTTGAGCAATTGGCCGTAATGGATCGTAGGCGCAGCATAGATAGTAGTAAAATTTTTACAGAATTATATAAATTTAAAGAAGGAAAGTAATCATGGGAAAACCCTTTGACGTAAGCAAGTTCCGTAAGGAAATTACCAAAAGCATCGACGGACTGTCGATTGGATTTAATGATCCCACTGACTGGATCAGCACAGGCAACTACGCCTTGAACTACTTGATCTCAGGAGATTTTAATCGTGGCATCCCCTTGGGCAAGGTCACGGTGTTCGCTGGAGAATCAGGTGCTGGCAAGAGTTATATCTGCTCAGGTAACATTATCAAGAACGCACAAGAGCAAGGTATCTTTGTGGTGTTAATCGACAGTGAAAACGCACTAGACGAAGACTGGCTCAAAGCCCTGGGAGTTGACACAGCAGAATCAAAACTGTTGAAGTTGAGCATGGCCATGATTGACGATGTGGCCAAAACTATTTCAACTTTTATGAGTGACTATAAAACTCTAGCCG